ACTACGCGCCTGATAATTAACCGATATCGCCGAGGTCCAATACATCATCGAATTTCAATGCGTGGAATACTACGGTATTACCGTCCGTCATTAAGGTTGCACCCAAGGTAATACCAAGACCCTTACCCGCTACGATGTTTTCCTCTCGGCATGTCCAGATGTTAGAGCCGCCGTCTGTACTGGTCTCACCCGGTGTTTTCGTCCAGCCGGCTGTAGGCTCGCTCGTACCGCTACCCGTATCCGTGGTCAGCTCATACACATAGCCGTTATGAGTTGGCGGTCTGACGATTGTACCGACCGCCGTCGCACTTCTTTCACCGGTTGAATAAGAGGTGGCGGCCAGCCAGTCGGCAACGTCCGCCGCGACAAGACCAACGCCGGGCTGCGGGGAATCGATGAGTACCTGTGGCGTCTCTGCGCCTTCATAAGCCGTAAAGCCGGTATCGGCGTCCAGCTCGGCGACAACCGCACCATCTATCGACCAGCCGTAAACACCGCCCCCGGCGAGAATCACCGCGTTGGCTACCGACAGGGGCCCGGCCCAACGAACTCTCACTATCGAGTCGGGGGTCGCATTATAAGTGAATCCTTCGATCCAGTCGGGAACCCAGCCTAACTCACAATTGTAGGCGGCATCGCCGCCAATTAAAATTCTTTGAGCTGATTGCATCTTTATAGCTCCTTAAATTAAGGTTTTATTTACACTTAACTCAGTTCAGAATATTTTTGCGCATATTTGAGCACTAATCTGAGCGCTTCGTCACTCTCAAGACCTGAGCGTTGTTGTCGTTCAGGATCCGGCACACATCCATCATCTTCCAGGCCATCGTCTGCCTCTGGTTGGCCGGGTCGGCCGAGCCGGCGGAACCCTTGGGATGGATAATCATCTTTGCGTTGGCCTTCTTGAGGTCCACCTTCCCGTATGCGTGCTTTGCGAGGATTACAATGTAATAGTAAGTCCCCGCGCTCGATGGGAACGGCTCGGTAGCGCTGCCTTCCTTGTGGGCAACCGAAGAGGCCAAAAATCTAACCTCCTCGACTACACCCCGCTCGGCCTCCAGGACACCTTTTTGACCCGAATATTCCGCCGCCTTTTGATAACCTGTGCATCGGGACAGGTCCCTGTTGAGCGCAGTATGCATAAGTGCCCAGTAAGAGGCCGAGACCGGCCCGGTACCCACACGAACACTGGCGTTAATCTGCGGCGCAATTGGACTGGCATCCAAATTCTGGAGGTTGTTCGCTATAATCTCAACATCGTCGGAATTAAGGCATGTGACCTCCGGCTCCCCGTGTGAGGCCGTTGTCACCGAGGCCGTTGCCACTAATACGTTCCTGGCAAGCACGTCCTCTGTCCGCAGCATCTGGTCGTTCAGCTCCGTGGCCGCCTGGTTGAGCACTTTGTTCTCGCAGGTAAACTCAAGAACATCCGTTATCAAGGTCCAGCCGATGTACTGGCTCAATGTGCTTCTAATGTCCTGCTTACTGAGCAGGCTGGGTGGCGGTGTGACGCCTTCGGTCACCCGTGCCTCGCGTGTCGCTAACTGGGCCCATCGCCTGTGTACCACTGTCTTTCCGCTTCCGGACGGCATGTCCTCACGGTCGGCGAATAAAGTGTGAATCAATTTTGGTTTGTTCCGAACAAGTAACGCCTTATTGAACCAGGCGTTAACAGCCGGTGTTATTTGCGCTGTGTCTGTCACATTGTCAGCCATTTTTCACCTCATAAGTCGCCCCCATATTTATTAAACTCCTTAATGAAATCCTCTTCCGACATATTAGCAACGCGGCCCTGCTCGCTCAGACCCTCACCGCCCTTTGTATTGGCGGAGGTCTTTACCCTTTTTGAGTTCTCAACGGCCTCATCTATGGCCGCCTCGGCCTCGGTCTTGGTAGTCTTGGTAGTGTCGCCTTCGGCCTTCTTCTTGGCATGAATCTTTGCAACGGTATATGCAGCCGCGTAAGGGTCGGCGGAGTTCACTATAGTAGCCATAAGCATGGGGTTTGCTTTTATCGCTTCGTTTAACGGGGCCGCCCACTGGCCTGTCTGTATCTGCTCGCGGGTCCCCACGATTTCGGAAAAGTCGGGATGATCATATAAGAATCGAAGCTGAGTGATCTCGCTTCTGACGCCACCCATAATCCGGCCTAATACCTTTTTCTGCTGGCCGACGTTTGGTATGTCGTCGTCTCCTTCCAGACCTTCAATCTCCCAGGGGTCGGTCTGCTTAACTTGAGAGGCCGCCGGCGGATTGGCCCTTAACAGCGCCTGGTTCTGCTGCATGAGCTCGTTCTGCTCCTTGAGGCTCTTGTTCTCGGCGCTGACCGCATCCATTCGCTCCTTCGGCACCATCTCCGGCTTTGTCTCTACCTGTTTTTCCGCCTGGTTCGATTCTTTCTCTTCTGTCGCTGCTTCCTGGTTCGATTCTTTGGCTTCATCCATAACTATTCCCTTTCTCAAAGTGCGGCTTCCACTTTCTTTTGCCGGCGGCGAAACGGCCATTTACGCCAAGCCACGAGTTAACTTTTAACAGCACTTTTACGTGCTGCATTTTCCTTCTTGATTTGAGCAACTGCTGCTTTGTGACGCTTTTGGTCACGCTTAATAATCTCCGCATCAACTAAAATCCTTGCATCGCTCTCGATCTGATATTCTTTTTCTGTCTTTGCCATTTCGGTTTCGCTCATTTCTTTGTCTTTCCGGGCAATAAAAAACGGCAAGTCAGTGAAGTTGGCACCAACTTGCCGTTTAATATTCTTAGTGACCTTCGACCCGTCGGCCTTCGGTCAAACCCGATTATTAACTTTTATAGCCCGCCGCATGGGCGGCCTGGCCCTGTCTGTTTGCCTTTCTTATCGCTTCAACCTTTGCTTTGGTATCACCACATTTATAATAATATTTCTTTTGCCCGCCCCACTGGGCGTAACATCCTTTACTGTCTTTTTTTGTATGAGTCGGCATTAGCTATAATACAATGGAAAGTTCTTCGCTATTTTCATTAGTCCCTCATCGACTTCGCCTAAGGGCACCTCCGGACCCACCGGGGCGTCCTTGGGCAGTACCCATACCTCATCGATGCTTCCCGACTTATTATCCACCCGCCAGAGCATTGTATTGAGCATTACAGGCGGCTTGAAGTCCATCGGCGTAATAGTCAATTTAAACTGAGTATCGTTTGCATACCAATCTCCGGTCACGAAGATATAGTAAGGCTCCCGCCTGTGCATGTTATTATCCATGCACTTCCTAAATTCCTTCTGAAATACCTCCGTCATCGAAGGTAGTATTTCGCCCACTTCCTCCGTTCTTGATGGCGCAACTATCAAGTTAGCGTTCGACTTCGGTAAAAATAATGCCGAAGTACCGCCTATAATTGATTGTAAAAAACTACGCCTTCTCATAATCATATCACTTCCTTTAGTATTTCACCTACTTGAGTCATCGTCTCGTTATCGCCTCTTTACGGTTCTTCTGCGTGGCTATCTCAAAGTCTGATGCCAATTTAAGTATTTGCATTATCCTGTCGAAATCCATCCCCTGCATCTCTTTGCCCAATTTTACCCTTGCCAGTGCAGCGTCTGCGTGGTGTTCATCGACGTTGGCGTGGCGCTCTTCGGCCCTGCCAACGTCAGCCGCTATCTTGGCGCCTCGCAATTTTTCAAGTATCTGCTTTTCAGACATTTGCTGGGCCATCATTTCCTGTTTCTTCTTAGAGGCCATCAGGAGCACCTGCTTTATTTTCTCGGGGAACTGGGTCGGGAATGCCTCGATAATGACCTCTTCCGGTATATCGGACCCTGCCTTCAATAGGTTCAGCATCTCAGTATAGAACATCTGCCGCTGGGTCTCTGTTAATATCCCCTCCTGCGGGGTGCAGTCGTATCTTGCCACCTCATCGGACAGAAGCTTCCTCTCTTTTATCTCCATTGAGAGTATGCCCGCAGGCCGCTGATTGATTATCCTTGCAATCTTATGCACAGAGTAGTTTGCCAATATCATCTTTACTAATTTGAATCCCAACTGCTTCTTACTGAACCGTAGATTATCGAACAAATCCTGAAGCGCCGTTAGTCCCGCCCCCTGCCTTAGCTTCATCAGGTAACCTGACACCTGCTGTTTCATTTCATCTGTGCCGAACATCGAGTCGTTCACGCACCCGATATCATTTATCAGCGATTGTAAGTCGTGGTTCAATTGAAACAGACCGGCGGGAACATCACCCATTTTCATCTGACCAAGCCGCTCGCTTATGGGAAGACCGGCACCGGGGCCGTCTCTTCTTAAAAATATTCCCTTGCCCTGCCCTGATGCGTGAATGTCTTCACGATCAACAAGATCACCTTCTACCGCCACCTTTCCCGTGGCCACCTGGCTGTCGATAATATCGAGTATCTTCGATATCCTTTTCGAAACCTCCCGCTGCGGGTCCCTCAGCCTGCGAACGTTGCCCTGCAGCTTAACTGCGAAGTCATCGTATTCAGGTACCCAGAACCCGGCTATCAGAATGTGCGGATAATCGTCAATCCTATTCGGGTCCGGCCCTTCATAAGCTAACCTGCCGTTTACAAATGCCGAGAATATTACCGTCTCTTTCTGGTCCTCGTATGAAACAAGCTGCGTCGGGTATGTACCCAGTAAATATTTAAGCTTCTCATCCTTACCGTCCCATTCAAATTTCATTCCGTTCTGTCGGTTGGCGAACAGCTTTACCTTCCTTGTGTCACGCTCCCAGAACTCCGAGTAATTACATCGCTTTCCCTCGTCCTTGCCCCTGCCCTGAAAAGCTGTGAACGGTAATTTTTCGCCGCCTCCTTCTGCCTTTGCCAGCTCCTCTACCCTCCTGTCTTTATCGGGCAGCAGGGTCTTAACATCCGAGGTAAGCATCCCTTCCTCGTGAATTATAATATAACCGCAGTCCATAAGGTCCCTGCGCGTAAAGCCCGGGTCCAGAAGGAACTTATTGTACGGCTTCCTTGAAAACTGTATATTACCGTGCCTGTCTATATACAGCTCTATCAGGTTCGCCCCCGCCACGCATGCTCCTAATTCAAACGCATCGCTTACCGTCTCATAGCCGTGATTGTTCTCCATCAGCGGCATGACCAGACCTGTAAGCTGGCTGGTCACCATATCATCCGATCCCTCCGAGGGCCCTATCTTTAAGCTTAACCGGTTCTTCCGCTCGTAGCCGGTTATCATCTTAATAATTCGCCATGTAATATTGAAGTTAAGGACCTCCCTGTTCTGCTCCTTGTGATATGCCTTGTCCACCGCGGTCCACGGTGAGTCCAAGTAATACTTCATGTCCGTATGGGCCGCGTCCATCTGTGGGAACCACTGGTCATAAGCATCGTTAAATGCCGTCTGAAAGTCTTTTTCCTTATTCTCCATCAACCCTTCCTGCCTGTCCCCTTGCCGCGGCCGCCGCCTTTACCTCCGCCCGGCCCGCCCTTAGAGCAGCCTCCCGTGTTCTTATTACGACGGCCGCCGCCACTCATTCCTGTGCCGCCGCCGGCACCTTTTTTTCTTCCGTTCATCTTAAATACCTTTCATAAAAAAAGCCCCCACACTCGCTTTAAGCGAGCTAATGAGGGCTGTCCGGTTTACCGGTAAGCTTAAACTATTTATCCCCGCTCAATCGCAGGGGCTTAGTTTTTTATGAATTCTATAAAATCCTCTTTTCGGGAACGCATATCAGTCCGGTCTTTAATAATATTTATAACTTGAAATACCATTTCACCCGCGATGTATTCTATCTTCCATAACTCTCTTTCTCCCCACCAAAGAACACAGTCTCCGGTCAAATATGAAGCCTTGCTAAAATATAAACCTTCGCATACATCGTGGGTTTCTAAATCAACTCGCCCTCCAAGAGTAAGGCCCTCTTTAGGAATACCCTCTTTGGGTATTGTGATTGACTCACATCTTATCCATTGTACTCTGTTGTAAGCCGCTACGATTCGATAGCCTTTGAAAAAACATGAATAACATTTATATCTGCGCTGCTTGTCTATAGGTTGGGTTATTTCTTTGCTTTTTTCTGTGATTATATCAGACTTTGCCGGCCTAACGAACAAAGCCGTCACACCTCCGATAACTGATTGTAAAAAACTACGTCGCAGCATATCAATCTGACCTGTACTTCACTGCGTGGTCCGGGACGATGGGGCTGCCGTCCTTCTCGTGCCGGGCGTTAATAAACAGAATTTGGGTCTGAGTTACTAATCCATTATGCACCTCGCAGACTATACTCGGATTTGCCATTGTCGGGTACCATATAGTTCCATATCGCTTAACTTCGGCGATTTCCCTAATGTCAGAACACATTTTTTCAAGCGAATCCAGCTTTGTCAAGTCTTTTTTTGGTGATTTTGACATTTTTTTTTACTTCCGCTACGCGGGGTTTTTTGAATCATAATACATAATTGTGTTGGAATTCCATTCAAACGCCAAATATTGACCATACGGAAGATTCTTGTCTCTCATAGCTTCTTCAATCCAAAAATCCCCGTACTCAGATAAAAGCCCCTCAAAAATCGCAGTAGGTGGTATTGAAGGCAACTCATCTACTAAGTTAATCTTAAAGCCAATTTTCTCCCATTCTTCTGGGGTTTTCTTTGCTCTGTTTCCGGACTCTAATCTCAATACTTCCAGCAGATTTACCATCTCCTGGGCCTCTTCTAATGAAGTGCAAAACTCTTCATTAGAAGAAGCTCTTGTTCCTCCGTGGCCTCGGTTTCCTTCTGAAATCCACAACAATTGCACTTCCATATAATTATTGTCGACTTGCCAATCCTCGAATAACTACCTTCAAACACAAAGTCGTGCCCTTCATCAATACACACCTTCAATTTGTCTATCATTTCAATCAAATCTTTTTTATTCATTTTGCTCTCCTGTTATCTGCTTGGGCTCTATTACCCGGCTCTCAACGTGCTTTCGATGATTAAGCCTTTCATCAGCTACTCCATAATTCGGATATCTCACGCCCTCTTGTCTCATTCTGTTCAACATTTCATGCAATGGGTCTTGATCATTAATAAATCTCTGTTCGGCCTTCATATTTTCCATTATTCTTTCTCCTCGAAAAGAACACACCCGAAATCAGGTTTAGTAAGTAACAATGCCATATATTGAGAGCCATCAAGGGTCTGCATGGGACTCTCCCGCCCGCCTGGTGCCCACTGTTCGACTGCTTTCAAACATCTACCGGTACCTTCCTCGGCATCTTCATCTTCCGTATCCCACCACTTGCAGTTTTTACAATGTCCCATTTTCAATTCGCCTTTCCCCCGGGCATAGGCCCGCTTGGTAAGTATAGACCTTTTTTTTGTGTTACCATAGACGGGATTTGTATGACAATCACACCCACATCGGCCGGCAATATGGAAACTCCCACCAGCCAGGGCGCCCATGTTAGCAGGTGGGGCGGGCATTCAAGGAATTTATGCCGGTTGTCTTTGTCTTTGAGCTGGTCCCTGAATTTCATCAGCTCACTCTTCGGGCCCAACAGCTCGACCGGGCCGCTTGATGTCCTAATCGTCATAGTCATATCCGATTCTACTTTTAAGATTTCCTCTTTACTCATTCTATGGTCTCCTGTGTCTTGCCCAAAGTTCTTGTGACTCTTGGGCGGTCATTCTTGTGCTCGAATCGCAAATCGGGACGGCCAGTGAAGCGTATCTCAATGCATCCGCCCCGTGCTGATGGCCGTCCTCTTCCGGTACTCCCGTAAAAACCGGCTCATCTTCTGTGCTCATCAGCTTGTTCTTTTTCTCGTGGTACGACTCTACATGCTCAATCCCTTTTTTACACAGCACCTCATCGAACCAGCATGAGCTCAAAAACCTCCTGGTCCGATCGATCCCCTCCTGTTTTGTCCGTTCCAACGGCAGCTTTGTCGGGTTCAATCCCAGGGCCATTAAAGTCTCGTAGGCCGTCTGGCCGGTAACAACACGATGGGCGTTGCTGCTCATATCGTAAGGGACGAAGTCCTGGCCGTAATGATAACCGTACTCCTTTTTGAAAGTATCGAATATCCTAACATAATCCTCCACACCCGGCCCCGAGTCCTCGTAGTAGCGAATGAACCTTACATTCGACCCTATCAGCTGAAAGAACCAGAAGGCAGAGGTATAGCCGGCGTCCCTGACTATGTGAACTGCGTAGTTTGGATCATGCTGAACCACCCCTATTCTGCCTTTATTTCGCAGCTCCGACATGCGATTAGCGTAATAAGCGCCCTCCGCCCGCTTTGATGATACCAAACCCAATACCCTTACTTTGTACTCGTCCGAATCAATCCCATACCTATTGCGGATCCTCAACTCATACTCGCGCCCGTAAACACCGGGAATTACTACCCGGCCTTCCTTGTAGTTTGGTGTGTCTTTTACTGATATCCTAATATGATTCCAAGACTTGTCTTTCCCCGCCGCTGCGAACTCACCTCCCGCCGTTACCGGGTTGCCGATCGCCACAACCCGCTTAAAATCGCCTCCGATATGCTCAATCGCCCTCCATATCTCCGGTAATACACCGGCAGCCTCGTCAATTATTATAAGCATGTAAACATTATGGTGACCCTGCATCCTGGTTGCTTCCTGTGTCACCGTGTCAGGCTTTGTAGCTATTCCGATCGCAAACCACTTAACACCCGTCTCGACCTGCATGTCAAGCATTGTTGATGTTAATTTGCCGCCCAAAGGAATACGCGCATTGGTGTGAGACTCCCTGATCTCCCGCCACATCTCGTCCTTTACCTGGTTCCAGCTCGGCGCCGTCGTTATAACCGTAGAAGGATAATAACAGTTCAAAAATGTCAATCCAACTCTCGCCAGCCCGTATGTCTTCGATACTCCGTGACCGGCAAAAACAACAGTCCTTTCGTGGTCCCGTACAGAATCGTTTACCTCCCTCATCTTCGACCATAAATGCTGCGGCTTAACGTCCAGCGCACGGGTCATGTACCACGAGTAATCCTCCCGGCCTCGCTCGGCCAGCTCCAAAGCCGCTTGTTTTTGTGATTGGGTTATCATAAATACTCCGCTACGCGGGGTGTAAATTGTAAATTCTCCACATTGTAAATTCTCCACTTTATATTTTTTATTTCATGTCCAGGAATAAATTTACCTGATTTTCCATCTTTTTCAAGTTGACTCAAACCTTCGGTTAAGATGCTTTTAATGTACTGGCCTAATTTCTGATTATTAGCCAACTCAACTATATTGGTAATAAGCTCATCATCCGTTTGTATGTTCAATTCATAAACGATCATTTTTTCCCCTTATGCACATATAGAATCCGGGTCTGAATCACAGCCAAGACAGTTTTTAATTTCATTTCTCATTCGTCCTTCATGGCCTCGTGAAGGGCCTGTGCAAACGATTTGGCCGCATCTTCAACATCTCCTTTCATCAGACCCTTGATTTTAGCAAGTGAGTCCAGCGAGCTCTTTTTGGGCTGTATGTCATATTTTGTTTTTACCCGCTTGCCCTTTTTGCCCTTTTTGTTTGTGTAGTGGTGCTCTTCGACAGTAATCGACCTCAGCGCCGCTCTCTGGGCCTTTGTAAGCTCCTTGATCGTTTTTGGTGTTCCGTCTGCATGGTAGTAGTCCGACGGCCTTGCAAAGGCCATTATCTCGTACTCTCTTATGATATCCGCTTTGGTCTTTTCCTGTACCTTTTCCGCCACTCTTCTATTACGCGCCCGCGCGTGTGCGAGATATTTTTTAACGTGGGGTAAACGTAGGGTACGTTCAGCCTCGACTCTTGCTGTCTCTCCTCGGCACTTGTAACCAGCCATCTCGTAGGCCTTGCGCTTCTCGACCTTGCCGGATAACTCCATCAATGCGATAATATCAATAAATCGCTTCTGTAGTGAAGTTATGGTTTTTTCCTTGGGTTTTTTCTTTGCTTTTTTCATTCTTCCGATGGAAATTTGCCCGGGTCCTCCGGCCCGCAGTCGCCTTCCTCATACTCATTCAGCAGCCGCCGGGCCTCTTTGTGACAGCCTATGTACTCCTGGTATGCAGCAGCCGCCGAAAGCTCGCTGCTGAACGTGCCTATATGTATATTTTTGTTATTTTCCTTGTCCCAGAACTGGACCCGCCACTTTCCGTGCGTTATCGCCCTGCTTACGCCTTTGTATTTTGTATCACGTCTCGCCGGCATTTGTTCCTTTTCCTTCGGCTTAATTACCGGCATTGTTACCGGTACTAATCCTCGCCTGGTTATCTCGGTTACGCTCTGGTAGCTTTCTACTTCGCCGGTGATTAGGTTCTTAAATTCAAATACCCGCCGCTCATTAACTATCCATATATCCTCACCTGTTATTGTCCAGTATTTTGCCTTCATAAGAGTCCTTTCTTTTCGGCCATTGGGCCCTGCCCAAAATTTTTACGATATTACTGCCTCGTACCTCCGCCCGTATAGGTGCCTTACCCTGCGGACGGCCGCACCATAAGCCACGTTGATATTTCTTGACGAACGCCCGGCGCCAGCTTTCGTAATATCGGTAATCCGGAAACAACGGCCTGTCAACCAACGGAAATAATCGCATAACATCATCGAGTAAATAGCCTTCCAGCTGGCCTTTATAGCCTCCTCCTTGATAATCCCTGCCCAACCCTACAATGTAAGTCCAGAGCCCCTCGAAGAGCCCTGAAATACCAGGGCACCAAAAAACCCATACGTATAATGGTTTTCGATGAGTCACGCCGTATTCACGTTTGAACCATAAACAATTCTCCATGCGCTCGCGCTTGCCTCGTAGAATATCGGCCTTTGTCGTAAATTCCCACGGCGCATATGGATGCTCTTTATAAGCATTAACCGCATCTTCCGGCCAGACGATCGGCTTAAGGTCCTTTTCACGATATCCCGCCGACAAAAGATACTCTCTTGCCCGCTCTCGCGCTTCGTCACTCAGCGATATAG